CCTATATCATATCGACTTTAAGGGCTGGTAGGTCCGGAAGGATCCTCTAGGACAAGGATCCTCCCAAACAAGGCATCTTCAAACCTACCGGTTCACAGTAACCGAGTGTGGTACCCTTCTCGGGTCAGAGATGTTAGCCAATGCACGATGTCAGGCACGTCGCACTTAAAGCCGATCACGACAGCGCTCCCACTAGACTTCGTATTATATACACAGTATAAATACATGGGGTTTATTGTCTACGCTGTCGACCGGGCTATACTCGCGTAACCTGACAATCCGTCATGCACGGATCTCCCTATTACCGTGTGAGGTAGCATATACCCTCACACTTCACACCGATCTGCCAAGGAACCTGGGTTCTCAGAGTCGAAACCTATATCATATCGACTTTAAGGGCTGGTAGATCTACATTAACCGTTCGGGACCACCCGAAACTGACCGTTTCGAGCGCGTTAATCAGCTCCATAGGATGCAATGATGTCGACAGGGCCTTTCTCCGAAGAGAAGCAAAGTTCGACACCACAGCTTTAAGCTGTCCTTCGCCATCACGTTCTGCCTCAAGGGCGGGCCAATTCACCCGCATCAACCCAATAGAGTCTCCTGTTCCACCCTCTATCCACTCGGCGCCTAGCGCCATCATCGTGGTATCCTCCTCCTCGGAGAGGGATCTTAGAGTTTGGTCGGATTCTACATGTTTGAGTCGAAGACTGCCTTGTCCCGTCCGGACATAGGCAGCCACCTTGAGCTGTTGCTCGGAACATGAAGGTTCCCGAGTCAACGGAAGTCCATATCCCCCCGACGATCGTGGCAAAAACCACGACATACCGGGGGGCAATCGATCGAGTTCATCTCTATTATACTCGATAAACCGGGACAAGAGTCGGTCAGCCATTGGCAGCTCATGGCCTCTCACGAGGCTATGAGCTAGACCTGCCAAATCTGACGCGTACTCCCCGCCACCGAACAGTCGACCAGAGTAAGAGGTCCGCCCCCTTCCCTTCATAAGTCCTAGATTAATGAAAGGAATGAAGCGAGCCATCTTCTCTTCTTGGCCAAAGAAGTCCACCCTCTCAACTCGATAGAGCTCCGAGTTGATCATAAGGTATTTCGATGAGAAATAATTCTTCCCCACCGAGTAGGTAAGGCCGCACTGTGCGGTCACTCCCTTCCAGACTTCATACTGCTCTTTGGACATGCCCATAAGGATGTCATCTCCGTTGATGAGCATCGGAAGAGCCCGCAGGGGTTTCCGAAGCTCCGGATCAAGAGCCAGGCGACTAGCCGCCGCATTGATAAGGCATAAAAGTATAAAGCTCAGAGGACTTCCCATCAACTGTCCCCAGGTTTGAGGAAGCGAGTCAAGCTCACTGCTCTCTCCCTTCAGGCAATGCCCGTAGGAGAGACGGTGGTGAACGAGACTAGCTCTCATCTGGGGCGTCGGAAAGAAGCCCAATCTCTGTGCCAAATAACAGAATGCCCAATCAGTAATCTCCGGGTCGAGATTATCTGTTGCGGACTCATAGTCACCTGAAACGAACCAGTCATTGGGATTACACTTCTGCAGGAAAGAGTCAACAATCTCCTCCGAGCAGGGTCTCCCCACCAATTGAAAGGTGGGGTGCATGGACATTCTTTTCCAGAGTTTCCCTTGCAATCCCTTCGCCACCCAGTATGCTCCAGCCTCACCCTTTGTAATTACTCGAACCTTAAATGGTTCACAGAGCGCCACAGGCGCCGCAGCCACGTCGAATAAGGTTAGTGATGACTCGTAGTACTCTAAGAGTGCAACTCTTAGGTCTTCCGGGTCATAACGCGACCAAATTTCGACCAACTGTGTCTCAGAGCCCTCCCTAATAGAGAGGAGTGTTGGTGAGATCTGTATCCG